ATGCGGACAAGCTCCCCAGCCTCATTCCCGTTTCATTACAACACAGGAAGGAGGGGGCCGTATGAATGGGCAAACGAACGACTTGATCGGCAAGCCGTTCTTTTACCGGATGCCGGATGCGCTTCGGCTGTGTTTTCGATGAGAGAGGCGATCAAACAGGCCGTTATGGAATTGGTGCCGGAGCTTGCGGGACGGATTTATGACGTGCATCCGCCCGAGGGCGCTGTAGATGATTTTTTTGCGGTGCTGCAGCTTGGCGAGGATGTATGGAAGTCACCTTGGGCCGGTTACCGGCAGGTGATTAGGCTGAAGCTGTACGCAGGCGAGGCTATCGTCTCGCGGCAGCTGGATTCGCAGGCGGAGCGGCTCATACAGGGACTGCATCGCAAGCGGGTAACAGGTCCGGAGAACCGAGCCTTCAAGCTTCATTACCTTGGCGTTCCGGAAGCGGATCAATGGGATTCCGGCCTGGGCTTCATGATCCGGGTTATCCGTTTCGGCGTTTATGCCCCGGAAGCGTCAGCCGACGGCGGAGGCTCCGGTAGCATCGGCGCACCGGATGAATGGCTTTCAGCGCTGATCGTGTGGACTTCCAAGCAGCTCGGAAGCAGCTGGAGCGTTTACCGGACCTCATGGCCGGCGGATCGGGAAGACCATGCCGTGCTGTGGCGATTGTCAGGGTGTGAGACGAAGATGGCGGGAGCGTCCGTATACGAAATCAGCAAAAGCTTCACAGGTCATGTGGCGTCTACTTCTTCTGAGCATGAACAGCTTACGGCATTTTCGCTGGTGGAGTCGCTCGGCTCCCAGGCCCAGCTGCCGCTTGACTCCGAGGCTGGCCGGTATTTGTCCGTCGCCGGTATTTCCGGCAATTTGGAGGCCGATGCGATCTTGAACGGTCAGCTCAAGCTGACGCTCATCCAGCGGCAGATGCGTTCGGCGCAGGAAGCTGCAAGGATTCGCCGCGTTCATGTTCAACCGATTTTAAATTAAGGGGGACTCGAGATGGCGGTTAAGAAATCAACCAAGACGGAAGTGAACAGCGGGAGTGAGCCGCGGTATGCATTGGCTGAGTTGACGGCTCATGCCAAGGAGCGGTTCGGCGTCCGGCCGGAAGTCATTGCGGGCGCGATGTACGGGGCAGCGGGCGGGCTGTTTACCGTGGCGGAGGTACAAGAACAAATCAAACATTTTATGAAAGCGAAGGTGGACTAATCATGGCGGGAGGAACATGGGATAGCACGAATAAACCGGTATTGCCGGGTTTGTATATGAATTTTAAAGCGGCGGCAGCCTCAGCGATTCAGGGCGGCGCACGCGGGACGGTCATCGTTCCCGTTAAAGCGAACTGGGGGCCGGTACGCGAGTTTGTCGAGATTGGAAGCGAGCATGCGATCGGCGAGTCGTTCTCCGCAGATCATGAAAATGGAGCAACCGCTTATCGGACGCTGTATCTGGCGCTGCTGGGCGGTCCGAAAAAGCTGCTCGCGTACCGTCTTGCGGACAGCACGGCTTCGGCGGCATCAATTACGCTGCAAAATGGCGAAGCGACGCCGTCCGATGTGCTGCAGCTTCAGGCTAAATATCCGGGCAGCCGCGGAAACGGCTTCTCGGTAACGATTCAGCCGTCGCTGATGGATCCGGCTGCTCGGGAGCTTCGCCTGTATGAAGGGGCCAAGCTGCTCGGCACCTATGTTGGCGCCGACGGTACGGCAGCATCGATCGCTGCGAAGATGAATGAGGACGAGGAGAACGTCTGGGTGAGCGCAACTGTGCTCGGCGATGGCAGCGCAGTGCCTGCTGACGTCAACGGCGCAGCATTCACGGGCGGAACCAGCGGCAACAGCGGGATTACCAATGCGGATTATCTTGAGTTTCAAGAAGCCGCCCAAGGCCAACAGTTCGATGTCGTGGCGCTGGACTATGCGGCCGACATGTCCTTGCTTCAGAGCTTTGCCGCTTGGGTGAAGCGCCTCCGCGAGGAAGGCCGCGGGGTTATGGCCGTATTCGGCGGAAGCGCGGCCGACGATGTGTCCAAGGATGCGCCGAAGACCGCAGCTGCCCGTTCGCTTGCGCTGAACCATGAAGGCGTCGTGAACGTCGGCACCGGCGTACGCTTGTCCGGCGTGGATTACAGCTCCGCGCAGACAGCCGCCTATGTGGCCGGTTTGATTGCAGGTCAGCGGCTGAACCAGTCCGCTACATACGCGGTGACGCCGTTTGAGGATGTCACCCGCCGCTGGAGCCGCTCGGAACAGGAGCTTGCGGTTCAAAGCGGCGTTTTCCTGCTTATTTTCGACGGACGCCAGGTGAAAGCTCTGCGCGGCATCAATACGCTCGTGAACCCGGTGGAGGGCCAGAACAATGCGTGGAAGAAGATCCGTTCGATCCGCGTCATGGACGCCATTCATGCCGATCTGCAGGCGGCCGCCGAAGGCACGTACATCGGCAAGGTGAATAACACCGAGGAAGGAAGGCTTGCCCTGATCGGCGCCGTGAAAGAATATTTGGCCCAGCTGTCGCTGAGCAATGTCATCGAGCCGGATGGCTATGACGTCATTCTGGACCCTGCCTATTACGGCGATTCCGCCGTGAGGCAGCCGGAGCCGGATCAAGTGTTCCTGCAATGGAATGTGAAGCTGACCGATGTGATGGAGCAGCTGTTCGGCACGTTTTACGTGCAGTAAAGGCAGATGGCCTACGGTAACGCGAAGAGCCGTGTAGGCACGAGCCTAGGACGATCCGGAGCCGATCGGGTTTCAACATCTATCGAACCGTTCTGCTGTATGATCCGGTTAGCGGCACCGTGAGGTCCAATCAACCCAATCATTCAAAAATGCTGAGGAGGAATATCTATGTTGGATGCTTCAAGAGTCATTATGGGAACGTATGGCCAGGCCTATATCGACGGGGTATGGCAGACGCATATTAACAAGCTGGAAGCTAGCGTGGAGCTTGAGAAGCGCGAGCTGAAGCTGGTCGGCAACGACTGGACGGTGCATAAGAGCGGGAGCAAAAAAGGCACCGGCACGATGAGCGGCTATAAGGTCACATCGGATATGATCGCCCGCGGCTTTACGAAGTTCGATATTATTTCCAAGCTGGACGACCCGGAATCGTACGGTCATGAGCGCGTGCGCCTGATCCGCTGCATGCCGGACAAGATCCAGCTCGCAAACTGGACTGCGGGTGAAGAAGTGCAGGAGGAGACATCGTTCACCTTTGAGGGGTACGAGCTGCTCGACCCGATTTCGGCGGACTAATGATTCTATTATAAAAGGTGAAAAAAGCATAGACATGCAGCATCGATCGATGATTCACGCCGTGAATGTTGGGAGATGCTGCTCTTTTTTATGGGAAAGAGATGAATGGTTCACGCCTTTAATAATCGATGGAGTGAACGATTGAAAGGCTAAAGAATCGCGAAAGGGGACGACGATATGAGCTTGAACGAGCATTTGAGCGAAGAGCAAATTTTGGACAGCCTGTTCGAGGCGGCGGAGAAGCTGCCGGAGGAAACGGTGCGCATCAAGCGGCTCGATATGCAGATCGTGCTGCACGGTTTGACTTCGAGCAAGGTGGACAGCATCCGCGAGCGCTGCACGGTCCGCCGGAACGTGAAAGGCGCGGTGGATGAGAAGGTGGATACGGAGACGTTTAACGCGCTCCTGATTTCGGAAGCGACTGGCAGCTTGTCCGTCAAAGGGCTGACGCTGAACGGCTGGGGCGATCCGCGCATTACCAGCCGCTTGAAGCTGTCGGGCGGAGAGCAAGCGGTCCGCCGTATGCTGCTGGCCGGGGAGCTGGATGCCGTCGGCGATAAGGTGCTTGAGCTGTCCGGCTTCGGAGTCGAGATCGCCGACCTAAAAAACTGATCGGCTCCGGGGGAATGACTACGATGCTGTACCACTTATGGGCCAGGCATCATCTTCGCCCCGGAGAGTTTTGGCGGCTGCCGCGAGGCGAGCGCTTATTGCTGCTCGCTTTTTCCCAGGAGGAAATGGACCGGCTCGCCGATCAGAGCGAAATGTAAGGAGGTGAATCGATATGGCTGAAGCCATGAACTACCGGATGAATCTAGTCATTGATCCGAAAAACGTCATCAAGGCGAACCGCGAGCTGCGGGCCATGGAGCGCTACTTCGAACGCATCCAGGGCCGGGTGCTGCGAATCGGCAGAACCCGCATGGCACCGGAAATCGTGCTGAAGGACCGCGCCTCCAAAGGCCTGGACAACCTGCTGGCCAAGATCAACCGCGTGAAATCGCAGGTGATTAATGCGTCGGGAAATGTGAATATGAACGTGAATGTCAAGCATTCTGCCCAGCCGCTTAATTTTGATTCCCTGGTAAAGGCACTTAAAGAAAATACAGTTGCGTTGAAGGGCCTTACAAGCGCGCTTGAAAAGCTGCAGCTTGGCGGCGGAGGCGGAGCTCAGAAGCCGAAAACCAAGCTTGATCATGCCATCGATATGTTTGGCGCAATGAAAACATTCGGCAGCGGTGCTAAAAGCGTAGGCGAGCTGCGCGATAAGACGAAAAAGGTAGGCGATGCCTGGCTTGGAAATGATACCAAAGAGAACAAAGACTCTTCCAATTCGGAGAGCTCCTACCCCAAAGAATCCAGAGTGGAACGAGGGAGAAGGCAGCGAAAGGGAAGGGGATTTAGAACGATCGCTGCCGCGGGTGACCTGATTGAAACCGTAGGTAATGCAGGTACGGGGATTCTCGGAGGAGCTAGAGACTTCTGGAAAAGCGGAAGCGCGCTTTTTGGTGGTGGCAGCGGCGGTGGTGCCAGCAGCGCCCCTGCGACCAGCGGGATAAGTGCAGGAAGCAGTGCGGCGACACAAGCAGTGGCGAATCCTGCCAGCAAGGCTGCCGCGACACCGGCAGATAAGATAGCGGACACTGGCAGTACGGCAGCTGGAGCGGCAAAAGGCACGGACAGCGGGGCAGCTTCGCAAGCGACGAAAGCAGCAGATTCAAATGTTGCTGCTTCCAAGGTGTCAGCAGGAGCAACTCCAAGCAAGCTTGCTTCCGGCTTCTTAAAGGGAGCAGGCAAGCGAATTTTGGGTCCTTTAGGCTTCTTAGCGGACGTTAACGATATTGCTGCGGCCAAACCCGGAAAAGAGCGCAATCAAGCGATCGGCTCTGCCGTTGGCGGTGGTATAGGCGCAACGATCGGCGGAGCGATCGGGTCCGTTATCCCGGTGGCCGGCACCTTGGTCGGTTCCACCGTCGGTGGCGCTGTCGGCAGCTTCGTAGGCGAAAAAATCGGCGGCGCAATTAACGGGATCACGAAAACGTTCAAATCGGGCGGGGATAAGGTATCGAAATGGTTCTCCAACACGTTCTCATTCGGAAAAAAGAAAAAGGACGTTGTTGCCGAGGCAAAGCCGGCTCCGAGGCCGGCAGCACCAGCCGTATCTGCCCCAAGCGCCATGATTGCCAATCCGGCACCGGCAATACCTGCAGGTCCGGCAACCCCACGCCCGGCATCCGCCCCCGTCCTGCCATATTCCGGATCATTGTTCGGTCCACCGGCCATTGGTCCCGCCCGGAGCCAGGCGTATTCCGCTGGCAAGCAGATGTCGCCGCAGATGGTTCAGATCAGTCCGGAGCAAATGAGCGCGCTGACGGGATATTTGCGGGATTCCAAAACGGAGGCGACAACCAACTATAATCTCCCGCCGGGAGCGGTGCAGGTTACGGTCCGTGAAGATCATCCGGTAGATGTGGAGGGATTGATTCTGCAGGTCGGGCAGCGCCTGAGAGCGGAGTTGATGAAAGCATCCCAGAATCGGAAGCCGGCTGCGCCTATGCCATATTAACGGTTGGCAGCACTAGGCAGGCAAGAAACTTTAGCAGCATTTTAACGGAAAGGAGGGGCCGGCGATGGAGTTTATTTTGAAGAACGGCAAAGGGAAGGAATTTATATTTCCGGTTAATCCCGAGGAAGTGACCATCTCACGGCAAAAGGGCTTTGAAACGGCAACGATTCTAGCCTTTGGCGAGTTTGATTTTCCGCAGGGAAACAAAATCAAGGAAATATCCTTCTCTTCTTTTTTTCCAAAAGAGTTCGATGAATCATACTGCAAAGGAAGCCGGGATTCGCACCCGAAACCGCAAACGGCCATGAATACGCTCAATGAGTTCCTGGTGTCCAAAACGCCGCTTCAGTTTATCATTACCGAAACCGCGGTCAATGTACCGGTGTTCGTGGCTTCCCATCAAACGACGTTTCGCGGCGGGGAGCAGGGGGATGTGTATTTCGACCTGACCCTCCGGACGTGGAGTGAGATGAAAGTAGCGAAAACCGCCGGCGCATCGGGCATCAACAAAAAGCCGCGGGCCGACATGAAGGAGAAGAGCAAGACTTACACGGTCAAGCCGGGGGACTCCCTCTCCAAAATCGCCAAGCTGGAGCTCGGGGACAGCTCGAAATGGAACCAGATCTATACACTGAACCGGCAAGCGATCGGCAACAATCCAAATGCCATTAAACCCGGTCAAAAGCTGGTGCTGCCATGAGTTATAAAGTGATTTTGCAGGACAAATACGATTTGTCGCCTCTGGTGGAAGCTATCAACTTAAGGGATTCGCTGGAGCAGGTCGCCTATCAAGGCACGGTGAACCTGGTGGTGACGCCGGACTTGCCGCCGATTTCTCCGGGGATGGCGATTCGGATCAGCGGTATTCCCTATGGGAAGAAGGACTATGTTCCCTTGCTCCATCCGGCTGTGGTTTGGGAAGCGGAGACTACGAACAATGGCGTGAAGCGGATGACGCTGACGATCTATGACCGGACGGTCTATCTGGATAAATCCGAGGATGAATATTTGTTCCCAGCAAAACAGACCGCAACGCAGCGCTTCAAAAAGTACGCGGCCGACTGGAACATCAAGATCGCCCATCTGCCCGATACCGAAAAACAGCTCGGACGCTCCGTTTACCGGACGCAGTCGATCTATGCCAGCATGTTCGCCGATTTGCGGGAAACGGCCAAGGCCGGCGGCAAGCTGTACCATCCGCGCATGATCCCTTCGGGACTCGAGCTGTATGAGCTGGGGTCAAACCGCGAGGTATATGTCTTAGAGACGTTAACCGATACGATCCAGCAGCGGACGCTCGAAGGGGCGGCGACCAAGGTCAAGGTGCTGGCAACATCGGCCAGCGAGACCGGGAAGGAGGTCCCTTCGAAGGTAATGGCCATCGAAGAGAAGGATATCGCGAAATACGGGCAGCTGCAGGCGATCATCCAGGACGATGAGGTGAAATCCGCCGCGGCCGCGCGTCAGCTGGCCCGAAGCAGGCTCCGGGGGATCCGGGAGACGATCACGGTAAACGCTCCGGACATCAACACAATTCGCGCAGGAGATGCCGTCATGCTCGGTTCGTCGAAGCTGCTTGTGATTTCGGTCAGCCGGGAGCTCGGCAATCCGGGAAACATGATGCTGGAGCTTGGGAGCTATGACGATGTAAAAAGGAGGTTTTATCTTGAGTAAAGACCCCTATGGACAATTAGCATCCTCCTTGCTGTCTTCCTTCCATAAGCAGACCCGCCAAGCGATCGGCGGAGTGGGAGCCGTACTCGGCACGATAACCTCGACCGGACTCAAGCTGGATGATTTCAAGCATGAGCTGCAAGAGTATATGGTTGCCGAGCTTCCGGGCCAATTGTCGCTGCCCCGCCGAACCGTAGAAGGAACGATCAGCGGAGATGGCGGCAAGTCGGCAGTCTCTTTGGAATTGGAGGAAACGGAAGTGGAGGAGGCACAGTGGAAGCTGAACCAAGGATTACAACCCGGCGATCGAGTGCTAGCGGTACGCGTCAACGGCGGCCATGACGTCGTCGTGGTGTGCAAGGTGGTGAGCGGTCATGGCTAATTTGTTCCCCGAAACGGAGGACATGATCTGGACCGATCCAGTTGGGCTTGAAGCGTCCGAAAACCACAGGGCCATATTCGGGCGGAGCTGGCGGTTTGATTTTGAAGCCGGAGAATTTGTTATGACCCCAACCCGAAAATTGGCTGCAGCGGATGAGAAGGACGCATGGGTCGTCTGGTGTGAAAAAACGATTCGAACCCCGCGCTACCGGCATTTGATCTATTCACGCGGCTATGGCAGTGAATTGGAGGAGCTGATCGGCAAGCGGCATGGCCGTCCGCTGTTGGAGAGCGAAATCCGGCGGATGGTATCTGAAGCGCTGCTGGCGGATGCCCGCACGGAGAGCGTGGATCAATTCCAGTTTGAATGGGAAGGGGAAGCCTGCCGTTTCAGCTGCCGCATCACGAGCGTACGGGATGAAACGGAAATGATAGAAAGCGTGGTGATGACCTGATGGCCGATGTGCCGATGTATTTGCAGGAACAGACGGAAGAGAACATTTTGAACCGTATGCTGGCAAAAGTGCCTTCGGATATCGATAAATCCGAGGGCTCTTTTATTTGGGACGCACAGGCGCCGGTGGCGTTCATGCTGTCTGAAGCGGCCCTGTGGGCGCAGGAGCTGCTGCGACGAGGGTTTGCCAGCACGGCGGCCAGCGACTCCCCGGATATCCGCTCAGCCGAGCTGGATCTTCGGACAGCCGAGCATGGCGTCACAAGACGCGAGGCGGTTGCTTCATCGGGAAGTGTCGTGTTCACGGGGAAACCGGGCACGAACGTCCCGAAGGGAACGTATGTGGCAACGCCGGCCGACGAGACGACCGGGGAGTCTTCAGTTGAGTATGTCACGACAGCGAGTGTCACACTGGGACAGGACGGTACCGGAACAGCTCCGATCCGTGCCGTAACTCCAGGGAAGAGCGGCAATGTGCCGGCAGGGGTCATCCAGCTGATGATGACCTCCGTCAGCGGCGTCACGTCCGTGACAAATCCCGAGCCGACGCGGAGCGGGACTGATATTGAGACGGATCAGTCGCTGCTGGAGCGTTTTTACGCAAAGGTCAGAAGCCAGGGGACCAGCGGCAACAAAGCGCAGTATATGCAGTGGGCCAGCGAAATACCCGGCGTCGGCGGCGTGGAGGTCGCCCCTCTGTGGGCCGGACCGGGAACGGTCGGCCTCTATTTGCTGGACACGGACAAGCGGGCGGCTAGCCAGGAGATCGTGGATGCCGTCCAGCGGCATATCGACCCGACGCAGGATGGACAAGGGGAGGGGACGGCTCCGGCAGGTCCTATCGTCACCGTCATGCCGGCCGAGGAAGTCGAGATTCATATCTCGGTCAAGGTACAGCGCACCCAGGAGCAGCCGTCCACGATTGAGGAAATCCGTGCACTGATTGAGGAAGGGGTCCGGGCTTACCTGCAGCAGATCGCGTTTAACCGGAAGGACCCGCTTGTCCGGTATACGCGTATTGCCGCCGTGCTGCTGGATATCCCGATTATCGTCGACTATTCGGAGCTGACGATTAACGGCCAAGCCGAGCAGCAAAACATCGAAATCGGCTCCGGCCAGGTGGCGGTGCTGGGGACGGTGAGCGTAAGTGAATAAGGCGAGGATCAACAGCTTGCGGGGACGCGAGCTGTTATCATATCTGCCGGCTTATTACGAGACGTCCCGCGTCATGCAGTCGGACATGGAGGCGAAGGGGAGCGAGCTGGATGCGCTGTATCTAGCGCTCAACGAAGCCGCAGACCAATTCTTCGTCCGTACCGCGACTTGGGGGCTCGACCGCTGGGAGGAGGAGCTCGGCATCCCGACGGACCGGGCGAAGCCGATTGAGCAGCGGCGGGCTGTGCTGGAGTCGAAGCTGCGCGGAGCCGGGACCTTCTCCGGCCGCCTCGTCAAGAATGTCGCCGAAGCTTACGACGGCGGTGCGGTCGAGGTTACGTTTCAACCGGGGGAATGGCGATTCACCGTCCAGTTCGTCGACACGCTCGGCATTCCGCCGAACCTGGAGGATCTGAAGGCGGCGATCGAGGAGATCAAGCCGGCGCATTTGGCGGTGGAGTATGCGTTCAATTACCTGCTCATCCGCGACATCCACGAGGTCATTACCTTGGACCAGTTGGGACAGATGCCTTTAAACAAATTTGCAGGAGGTGCCTGAATTGGCCAGTAACACACCGAATTTAGGACTGTTGAAAAAAGACCCGATGACGGATGGCAACGAGACATTCAACATCGAGACGATGCTGAACGAGAACTGGGACAAGATTGATACTGCCGTCGGTCAGGTGCGTGAGGGCTTGGAAAATGTGAATGTCGACATTCCGGACGCATCCCTGACGGAGAAGGGGATCGTGCAGCTGTCGAGTGCCACCAACGGCACGCGGGAGAATGTGGCTGCGACGGAGAAGGCGGTGAAGGCGGCGTATGATCGAGGAAGTGCAGCTGAAGCGGCAGCTTTACCTAAGACCATTCCTGATACCCGATCCGTTGCCACAAAGCCGAGCGATTACAATCAAAACGTTGCGTATTCCTTTAAGAGTGGTTCAGTTGTTGGATTGGCTAATGAAGAGTACGTAGTCATACATGGATTCAAAGGATGGAATGACGACAGCGGCGGTCTTTCGCATGAATATGCCTCTGGGGGAACAACCGGGAAATTATATCACCGGACTGGAACATCGAGTAATAATACTTGGGGGCCATGGGTTCAGATCATTGATTACGGGGAAGCCTGGCAGAAGGCTAAGATCACAGAGGATAACAATAAAAGTATTCTCATTTCAGGTCAAGATCTTAATACCATCGTTAGAAATGGTTTCTATAACGGGGATCGATTAATAAATGGACCGCTCCCCGCACAAGAAGGATTATGGTATTATCTTGAAGTGCAATGTCACTCTAACGGGGATAGTTATGTACTACAACGGGCAATGAGATTAAACGGGGGAGTGCAGACACTCTATCAACGTACCAGAGAAAATGGGGTCTGGCAGCCATGGAGTCAAGACCTTTTTACCTCTGTCGCTAACGGGAAACAGGCGATCGCTTCCGCCATTAGCGGCAAAGGTGTACCAGCTTTAGGAAGCGACGAATTTGCGGTGTTGGCGAATAAGATTTCGCAGATTAAGACGGATGCAAAAGTTTCTACAGGATCATTTAGTCAGACGTCGTACAGTGCGGTTACTATCGCCAATCTGCCGTTTAAACCGTATGCGGTATTTGTCTACGGATCGGCATCGACGACCTATGACGGTAATTATGCTGCTGGGGCGCAAGGATGGACGGGCGCATATCTTAACGGGAGTGAAGTCGTAGTTACTGCGACCGTACTTGCGCGTCTGTACGGCGGGATTCAGCAGAGTGACTATTATCGACTGAAAGATGTTGCGTTTGGGTCCAATTCCGTCAGTTTCGCAGGTGATCGGGGTTTTGTTGGTCCGTGGCCGTATATCGTATTCGGCGTTTAAGGAGGCGAAAATATGAAAGTAATTGAACCACTCGGCAGACGTTTCTTTTGGGTTAAGTCTACTGGAAACATAGTTGCACAACGCGGAGAAATGGCGGCAGGCATCGAATCCACCAAAGAGGAAGATTTCGCGGTCTACGTGGAGTTGAAGCCGTACGATCCGGATGCTATCGAAATGACCACGTTTGAACCTGGACAATATGCGGAGGAATTCGCAACCGCGTCCAGTTGGCGTTTTAATCCGGACACAGGAGAAATTGAATTTGCGTATCCAGATCCAAACGAACCGGAAGCACCACCTGTATTCCGAAAGCCATTGACGGAAGAGATTGAGGAACTTAGGCAGGAGAACATCTTGCTGAAAGCACAAAACAGTGCATTGACTGAAAGAACGGAATTTATCGAGGACGTCATCGCCGAGATGGCCCAGCAGGTTTACCAGTGATTTGCCGGTTCCTCTACTGGATACTCTGGAACGGAGGTGAGGATGTGATGGGAGATGTTGTATAATATCATTAGGAGGGATTGCATGAAGAAATATATTGTTTATGTACATGCCAACAAAATTAATAAGAAAAAGTATGTTGGCATCACATCACAATCTGCACACTCTCGCTGGAGAGACGGTAAGGGATATGGGATGGGGTATAAAAACGAAACATATTTTTTTAATGCAATCCAAAAGTACGGATGGGACAATTTTGAGCATGTGATTGTAAAAACTGAATTGACGGAAGAAGAAGCGAGGGAAATGGAAGCAAAACTGATAGTGGAGTGGAACACTAATAGCCGAATGTTTGGTTATAACTTAACTTCCGGCGGGGAAGGAATCAGCGACTTCCACGAATTTTCTGAAACAGAAATCGAACGAAGAAGGCATTATATGAGCAAACGGGTCGTATCTCGTGAGACAAGACAGCGAGTGAGTGCTGCTAAGAAGGGCCGTTCTCCTTGGAACAAAGGGAAAGTGATAGATGAAAAGTACCGTCAACGTATATCAGAAACACATGGTCAATCAAAACGCGTTAGATGTAACAGTGAGTTATTCGAAAATATAACAGAATGCGCAAACTACATTGGCGTACAAAGAAAAACTCTTTCAGAATGGTTGAGCGGAAAGAGGAAACCTTCAAAAAAATATGCTCACTTCAACATTGAGATGGCAGACTGAGATAAAGGAGGTGATCTAATGTTATCCATTTTCTTTGCTCAACGTGTGATCCTAGGTAAAACCAAGTACAACGAAGTACCGTCCACATTGCAGCCGGGCGTACGCGATATCTTGGTTGATAGCGGACTGGAATTCCTGATCGAAGAATAGTTATACCATTAGCGCCGAAAGGCGTATTTTTTATGCCCTTGGGTGGTCCGGGGGCTTTTCTTTATACAGACAGGGGGAGAGGGTCATGCCGGAAGGAGACGTGGTTGACATTGAGCAATTACGATCTAAACATGCAGAGTTAACGCAACACCTGCAAAACCTTAGCGGCGAATTTGCTCGATTGTCGGCGGAGGCCGTCGCGCCGAATAACGGTTTAAACTGATCGAGCAGACAGCAGATCGTCACGATGACGAGATTCGCCAGCTCAAGAATTCGACCAGGTTAATGCAAATCCACTTCAAGCAGGTGATGGGAAGATTGACACGCTCGAGATGAAGCTATTCAACTGGCTGCAGCAGACGCAGAAAGAAAATGCGAAGGAGCGTACGGCCAGCCAAAAGCAATGGATACAATTTCTTCAGTTCGGGCTCGGCGGGACGATCATCGCCATCGTGACTTTCATTTTTGCTAAGGGGGCGTTCGGGCAATGAAGCTTATTGATCTACGAGGGAAGCTTCCGACCCACAAAACAAAGCGGTATAAGACGCGCAGACTATCGGATATCCCACTCGATTGCGATCCATCACTCGTTGACCTTGTCCGGATCCTCGGAAGATCACGTTGGAAGAGTACAAGCTAATCTCAAATGTTAATGATGCAGCCTAGGGGCCACTTCAATTAAATATTGTTTGTTTTATAATGCACTGTGCTTTTTACACTCTACCGAAAGGAGCACCCCATGCTAACCCAACACATCACGGATGCCCTGGCATCCCGATTAAACAGCTCCTTCCCCGGCATCCCCCTGATTTCCAAGGAGGATGCCGTTCCTATACCAGAACCACCCTACTTCCATACCGAGCTGGCGCTAGCCGAATTCGAGCCGATATCGCAACGACGATATGCGGCTCGTTTTCGTTTCCGCATCTTTTATGAGCCTGCGGCGGGACAGCCCGTAGCAGGGATCATGGACGAGATGCTGGAGAGCTTGACGGAGCTCGAAGTGGACGGCCGGCCATGCCGGGCGGCGGCGGTCGCATGGGAGCGGCCGGAGAGGGAAGGAGCTGCGGCGGAAGAAGGATACTTCCGCGCGGAGTATGTCATTCAGGTATCTTCGGATTCAGCTGAATCCGTTCCAAAGATGCAAACCTTACAACAAGGAGGCGGTTTGAAATGAGCAAGAAACAAGTTGCACCGGCGTTTACGAAACACCAGCTGGTACAGTCCCAGCAATTCAGCAACCGGGAGAAGGACGTGCTGAACGCCATATTGACCGAGGAGACGTTGTACACGGTCCAGCAAGCGAAAGAACAGCTTACCACATTTTTGAAAAAGGAGGTCATTTAAATGGCCGGAGGAACATGGACAACACCTAACAAAGTAAGACCTGGGGTATATACCCAAATTACATCACTGGAGCAGCCAATCGGACGCGTCGGTGAACGCGGGACTGCCGCGTTGGGACTCTCGCTTCCATGGGGAGAGCCGCATAAGCTCCTCACTATCAAACCAGGCAGCAATCTGCTGGAGCTATTGGGCTATGATATCACGTCGCCTGAGCTGCTGCTGGTAAAAGAAACGCTCAAGCGGGCAGGAACGCTTATGCTGTATCGCCTGAACAGCGGCGTACAGGCAGCAGGCGCCGTAGCAGGGCTTAGCGTGACCGCTCGATATGGCGGGGAGCGCGGCAATGATATCCGCATCGTGATCGAGAACGCGGTCGATGATCCGGGCAAGTTCGTCGTCAGCACCTTGCTGAGCGGCAAAGCAGTAGACAAGCAGATCGTCGCAAGCGCAGCAGAGCTGCAGCCGAACCTGTACGTAACCTTCGTGCCGGATACCGGCGATTTGGCCGCAACGGCAGGTTTTGCGCTGGCAGGCGGTGCGAACGGGACCGTGACGAACCAGGAGCATGTCGATTTTCTGGCTGCGCTTGAGGTTCATGACTTCCAGACGGTGGGATTGGCTTCGGATGATGCTACCCTCAAATCGCTGTACACGGCGTTCATCAAGCGCTTGCGCGAGCAGGAAGGCAAAAAGGTGCAGGCCGTGCTTCCGGATTATCCGGCGGCGGATTACGAAGGCATTATCAGCGTGAAAAACGGCGTTGTCCTTATCGACGGCACCGTCGTGGACAAGGTTAAGGCGGTTGCCTGGGTGACGGGCGCCACGGCTGCTGCTGCCGTTAATGAGTCGCTGACGTATGCGGCTTATGATGAAGCGGTCGATACCGATGTTCGCCTGAGCCATACGGAAATTGAAGAAGCTTTGACGAAGGGCGAATTCCTGTTCAGTTACAGTGGCGGCAAAGCCGTGGTGGAACAAGACATTAACAGCTTTACGTCGATTGAACCGGCGAAGGCGCGCCATTTTTCCAAAAACCGGGTAGTCCGCGTCCTGGACGGCATTGCGAACGATCTGAAGCTCATCTTCGAGCAGTCGTACATCGGCAAAGTCGACAACAACGTGGACGGCCGAACGCTGTTCTGGGCAGAATGCGCGGCATATTTCGCTTCCCTGCAGAATATCGGGGCGATCCAGAACTTCAACGCGAATGAGGATATTGCGGTGACGCCAGGTACCGAGGGTGACGTGCTGTTCGTCGATATCAAGGTTCAGCCGGTCGATGCAATTGAAAAAGTATACATGAAAGTGAAGGTGGTCTAAGATGGCATTTTTACGTGCAAGCGATACGATTTCGGGACAAGAGGGCAAGGCATTCGTCAAGATTGGCGACCGTATGGAGGAAATGTTTTATATCAAAACGCTGGAAGCTACGGTGGAGAAAGAGAAGGCTGAGCTGAAAACGATGGGCCAGCGCGCTGTACAGCATAAGGCGATCGGCTGGAAGGGCAGCGGCACGATGACCATCTATTATGTCACCTCGCTGTTCCGCGAGCTGATGATGGAATATATCCAGACCGGACAGGACGCTTATTTCATGATCGAGGTCCGCAACGAGGATCCGGGCTCGTCCACCGGAAGGCAGACGGTCATCCTGGAGGGGGTCAACCTCGACAGCGTCATCATGGCTTCCTTGGATACCGAAGCGGAGGCGCTGGAGGAAGAAGTGGCGTTTACGTTTGAGAACGTGCGGATCGAAACCCCGTTCAACCCATTGGCCTAATACGAACATACAAGAGGAGGAAGGAAAATGAGCGATTTTAGCATGTTTTTTGCGGGTCAGTCGCCGGCGGAGATCACGGAGGAATTCGTGGTCTCCATTCGTTTCAAGGATGCGGAGGGCAAGCCCGTTCCGTGGAAGCTGCGCAGCATTACGGAGGAGGAGAACCAGGAGTGCCGCCGTGCCGCCACCCGCAAGGTGAAGGGCAAGAACGGCGTGTATACGCCGGAGATCGATCCGAATGACTATATGGCGAAGCTGATGGTGACGAGCGTCATTTACCCGGATTTGAAAAACAGCGAGCTGCAAAAATCCTACGGCGTGCTTGGCGCGGAGTCCCTGCTGCGCAAAATGCTGCTTCCGGGCGAGTTTGCGGCGCTCGGCGAGCGCGTGCAGGCCCTTAACGGCTTTGACCGCGATATGAACGAGCTGGTGGATGAAGTAAAAAACTAATCAACGAGGGCGACGGCGACGCGAACTATGCGTACTACGCCCTCCACGAACTGCACATCCTTCCTCATGAGCTCATGGCGATGACGGTCCGGGAACGGGCCGCCATCTATGCCATGATCTCGATGCGGGTGGAGAAGGAGAAACGGGAGCGGATCCGGAAGCGAAGATAGATTTTAGAAGAAGGGGGTGAGGGAATGGCGAGTGTAAAGGATGCCCTTCTGCAAACCAAAATCATGCTGGGCAGCATGAATCAGCTGGTGAACGAAGCGCTGGTGAACCAGATGCTGCAATTCGAGCAAGGCTTTGATCAGGCTACAAACCAAATTAACAAAGCGGCCCAAGCTCAGGGACAATTGAACCAGAAGATCGGGCAAGGGAGTAAGATGGCCGGCATGCTCGGCAGCATGATGAAGTTGGCGAGCTCCATATATTCCGCAGGCACGATGGCCGTCACGATGACGATTATCCCCGCGGCCAAGGAGCAGGCGATAGAGGATTTATTCAAGGCCAAGACCGGCAACGCAGATCTGGGGTCAGCCATGTTCGAGCAGCTCAAGCAAAATGCGCTCCGGACAGGAGCAGACGTGAGCGAATCGTTAAATAATGCGTTAACGTTCATGTCCATGACACAGAACTCCGACCAGATCGCCCAGTTGAACAGCTTTGCAGACCGGTTAAGCATGCTGTCTCCAGGCAACAAAAGCTCGAAGGATGCCACGGCCGCCATCATGAGCGCCATGAGCGGCGATACGAGCGCTTTGGCGAAAAACTTCAACATACCGGATGCCCAGATGAAAGCTTTTAACGCCGAAATCGTGGCGTCGAAGGGGAACTTTGCGTCTTTCCTGGCTTCCATGGATCAGCTGCTGCAAAAATCGGGCATGACCCAGCAAGCGATGGATACGATGATGGATTCCCCGATGAATAAGTGGAAGAGCATCATGGGGTATGTTAACGATTCCTTCGTTCAAATGGGAGGAGGGGCGCTGGCTGCGATTATGCCTCTCTTGGACATGCTGCAATCCGCGTTTGAGAGCGGATCATTCCAGCCGTTCATTGACGCAATTTCGATCGGATTGTCGATCCTGGCCCAAGGGTTTGTCTGGATCGCCCAGCTGGTTCCACCGGCTTGGGAATTCATTAAGGGAGCGATTTCCGGCGTAGGCACGACGATATGGAATCTGATTAACATTTTCATCGGACTAATGCCTATCCTTACGTTTGTAGGCGTACTGATCGCAGGACTGAATGCCGGCCTCATTGCCGGAAGGATTGCGGGTTACGCTTATTCTGCGGTGCAAGCGATGATGGCGGCCCGCACCATGATCACCACCAGCGCTATGCGATTGTTTAACATGATCGTCAAAGCAAATCCCCTGGTGTACCTCATAACCATAATCATAGCCGTCATCTCGGCTTTCGGCGTATTAGGCGTCGTTACCCAGGGGGTCAAGCAGGTGCTTAGCAACGTCTTCGGCTTCATTGTTGATCTGGCGCAAGGTACGGTCAATACAGTCGTTACCGTCATCAACGGTCTGATTAAAGGAATCAACGCTGTTGCGGGCTTCTTCGGCAGGGTGCTGGGCGTCGACACGAAGCAAATCGCGGAGATCGAGTACAAGGCGGATTTTACGAATTTCAAGGACAAGGGCCAAGATATGATCGAGAATTTCTCGATGGATAAATTTAAGGATCAGCTGCTCCCGGATAAAGGGATCGGTAAGGAGTACGAAGACCTCCTCAAACAAAACAACGCCGGCAAAACCGGCTACGACGTAGCCTATCCTAAAGGCGCCCCGGCTCCAGCCATGCCCGCCACGCCTGCCATGCCCGCAATGCCTGGCATGCCGGCGGCACCGGTGCCGGTCGCCCCTGCGGGTGGCAGCATCGATTCCATCGGCCAGGTGAACAACACGGTTGACGTAGCGAGTGAGGATCTTAAAGTGATGCGAGATTTGGCCGAGGTGAACGCAATCAGCAACATGATCACGTTAACGCCGACCGTGCAGATGACGACAGGGGATATTAATTCCGGCGCAGATCTCGATACGATTATGTCCCGGATTAACCGGACGCTGGAGGAACAGTTCGTATCCAGCGCGGAGGGGGTGTATTTGTAGCATGAGCGATTACGGGCTGTTTCTGAGTTTTAATAATCAACAGGAAGTATTCCGCTTTCCGGTCAATCCGGAACGGATCGAGGTCAAGGACGGCAGCGAGGGGAAATCCTACACCGTGGCCGGACTTGGCGAGATCAACGCGATCCTGTATCCGAAGCTGACCGAAATTTCGTTTGAAAGCTTTTTTCCGGGACGAACGTATCCTTTCGTCAATACAAGCAAGGACAAGCTGAAGCTCCCCATCGACTATGTAAACACCATCAAGGGATGGATGGAGAGCCGAAGACCAGTGCGATTTGTCATGACGGGTCTGGTCCCCGATCCGCTCAGCGGTACGGACAGCGGGAATGTGGTACGGGCGATGAAATCCTTCGGCATCAACATGGCGGCCTCCATCGAGAGCTTCAGCTGGAACACGATGTCCGGTTCGCCGGAGGATATCGAATTTTCGATCACCCTCAAGCGCTATGTGTTCTATGGCGCCCGCAAGGTTGTGCCGGCGAAGAACAGCAAGGCGGCAGCGGTGAAGACCAAAGAGCGTCCGGATGACCGGAAGAAGCCGAACTCGTATACCGTAGCCAAAGGGGACACGCTCTGGAGCATTGCCCAAAAGCTGCTCGGCAGCGGCTCCCGCCATACCGAAATCCAAAAGCTGAACGGCATCAAGGACCATGAGGTTCGGAAGCTGGCCGTCGGCCGAGTTTTGAAAATTCCGTAAAGGGGTGACGGCATGATCGAGCTGATGATAGACCGGAAGAACGGAAGCGTATGGGATCTCGGGCAGGTCGTCACCGACATCACGTGGAAAACAGGCCGACAGGCGAAGCCGGCCAGTCTGGATATTCGCTTCGTGAACGACGGTTTGGCGCAGAGCCGGCAATTCCAGATCGAGAATGGTGACATCGTCCGGTTCCGCAAGGATGATAAGGATTTGTTTTACGGTTATGTTTTTTCCAAAGAGTGGGGCATGGATGCCGAGGTGAAGCTGATGGCCTACGACCAGCTGCGCTACCTGTCCAGCAACGACACCTACCGGTTTACGAACGCCAAGGTGGAGGACATCATTCGCAAGATTGCCAAGGACTTCAATCTGAAGACAGGGACGCTGGCCGATACGGGACACGTCATTCCGGCGATGCTGGAAGCGGACAAGAAGCTGATCGATATCATCTGCAAAGCGCTGGATGCGACGCTGATGGCCACCAAGCAGTACTATATGTTTTACGACGAGTTCGGAAAGCTGACGCTCAAGAACATCAAGGACATGCTGCTGATGCTGGCCGTTGGGGAAGACAGTCTGATGACGGATTTTTCCTATAAAAAGAGCATCGACAACGAAACGTACAATCGAATTAAGGTCGTGCGCGATAACAAGCAGACCGGGAAGCGGGATGTCTACCTCTATCAGCATGGAGAGAACATTGCCCAGTGGGGCCTTCTCCAGCTGTACGAGGTTGCCGATGAGAACATGAATCCGGCGCAGCTGAAGCAGCTTGCCCAAAATTTACTGGAGCTGAAGAACAGGGAGCAGCAGACGCTCTCGATCGAGGCGATCGGCGATCTGCGCGTCCGGGCAGGGAACACGATTTATGTCAATCTCCCCGGCGAGGGCTTGATGCCGTATCTCATCGATGAGTGCTCGCACAAGTTCTCGGATGGGACGCATACGATGTCGCTGAATATGAAGGTGGTGTAAGTCATGATGCTGGATATTATCAAAAAAGCGAGCCTGAGCGCCGTGGGAAGCACGAATCCCGTAGCGGTGCTGTATGGCACGGTAACATCGGTAAATCCTCTCGAGGTGAACGTGGATCAGCGGTTCAGCCTGACAGAGGATTTTTTAGTGATCGGAGAGTCCATGACAGAGTACAGACTGGACATTGACGGTCAGGACGTGCTGATCCGCAAAGGGCTTGAGATCGGGGATACGGTGCTGCTGCTCCGTTATCAGGGCGGACAAACGTATCTTGTGCTGGATCGGCTGGTGAAGCCGTCATGATTCCGCAGGGAGGCACGATTCAACCGGATACCGAAGTGGTGGAGCGTCTGGACCAGCCGAGCTTGACCTACCGATTGAACCTGGAAGAGGGGACGTTGTCCGGTCAAATTGACGGGCTAGAGGCGATCAAGCAGGCCGTCGCCAAGGTGCTCCAAACCCGCCGCTTCGAGCACCTGATCTACAGCAGCGATTACGGCCATGAGCTGTATGATGTCATCGGGCGTGACCCGCTGTGGGCGTATGCCGAGATTGAGCGCCATATCAAGGAAGCGCTGCTTCAGGACGACCGGATCCTGTCGGTCGATGACATGGATATTTCATTTGCCGGGGAGACGGCAATGGCGGAATTTACGGTCCGAACCGTGTATGGGCCGTTTGCGATGACGAAGGAGGTGAGGGAGGATGTATGAGGAGCAGACCTATGAAGCGATCCTGGAACGGATGCTGGGCCGGGTGCCGGATGGACTGGACAAAAGAGAGGGAAGCATTATCTATGACGCGCTGGCCCCTGCCGCCGCGGAGCTTGCGCAAGCTTACATTGAGCTGAGCTCTTCCATGAACTTCAAGTTTGCCGCCACGGCTTCCGGCGAGTTTCTGGACCGAAGCATCGCCTGGTCGGGGCTGACGCGTAAGCAGGCTACGAAGGCGCGGCTGCGCGGACGTTTTACGGGAGAACAAAATCTACCGGCGGAGGTTCCGATGGGGAGCCGTTTTTCGCTTGATGCGTTAAACTACACGGTCATCGGCCGGCTGGATGCGGGCGAGTATGTGCTGGAATGCGAGACGGTCGGCCAAGAGGGCAACCGGCGGTTTGGCCCGTTGCTGCCGCTGGATTATATCGAAGGCTTGGTGAAGGCGGAGCTGTTGGCATTGCTGGCACCCGGAGAAGATACCGAGTCCGATGAAGCGTTATATGATCGTTACCGGGAAAAAATCTCACGACCCGTCACCAGCGCGAACCGAAATCAATATGAGCTGTGGGCGCGGGAGCAAGCCGGCGTTGGCAAAGCCAAAGCCTTTCCGTTGTGGGACGGGCCGGGAACGGTTAAAGTTGTCCTGCTGGACAATGAGATGAGATCGCCTGCGCCATCTATTGTAGAAGCTGTGCAGAAATATATCGATCCCACGATGGACGGGATGGGTGAGGGAGCCGCTCCCGTCGGCTCCGTTGTGACGGTGGCCGGGGCGGTTGAAGTGCCTGTTAACATTGAGGTGCAGGTGACCCTCCTGGATGGTGCGGGCTTGGACGGCGTCCAGCAAGCGATTGAAATGGGCGTTCGCCAATATTTGAAGGATCTTGCCATGACAGACCCGCTGGTCCGGTATAACCGGATTGCCAACGTCATCCTGGATATTCCCGAAGTCATCGACTACGAGGTGCTGACCATCAATGGAGGTACCGAGAGCATCTTGATTGAACCGGAAGCGGTCGCCGTACTGGGGACGGTGACGGTGCGATGA